AAGGCTACGCCTAAAATTACTACACGTAAGAGCCCCATAATAATCCCGCCGCCCACCGAGACGGGTTATGGAGAGCCTATTTTTGATCCCCCATACATTACGCCGACGCCTAAAATCACTACAGGTAATATCACTCGGACGCCTACGACGACAACGAATAAGGCTACGCCTAAAATTACTACACGTAAGAGCCCCATAATAATCCCTCCGACGACGGATTATGGAGAGCCTATTTTTGATCCCCCATACATTCCGCCGACGCCTAAAACCACTACACGTAAGTTCTCCCCGTTCACAACGTTCACAACAACTACGCCTAAGTTCAGCTCCACAATATTGAACCTAGAACAGTTCACTATCCTGTATAATAACGCTAAAAAATCACAAATGCTTCCTTCTCCAGTTGATATAAATATGGCATATGATGCATATAAATCTATATTAAATAATGTGAATAAACAAGTAGTATTAAGTAAATATGCCAATATTTTAAGAACAAGAGGAATCACTCTGAATACGGCATCCGTGTACGCAGTACTACTTGTTAACTGGCTAAATAAAACAATATCGGAGAATGGAGGGTCGCAGCCACCGCCATCCAATATACCGGATATGGATAGCATAGTAACTGCCGTTATAAATAGAATAAATGAAGTAGGATTGCGTAATGAAGTACGCATAAATATACAGTGAAATACCGAAAGTGAATCGGTATTTCAAGTCACGTATCTTAAATACCAAAGTTATGTACACTGTACCTAACTTTAGTATTTAACGGTAGCATGATGCTGCGGCCTTAGCAAAACAGGCTCCAGCATTTTACACCAGTATCTATGGAACCCGCATTTACTTGAAACCGGTCAAAGGCAGGATGAGAAAACTGATAGGAGGGTATCGCATTATGTACATGCGCTGCTATATGTTTATACAAGTCAAATCCAGGGAAACGCTCTTCTCCAGAAGGTGTGATAAGTACATTCTCACCCATATCATCTATCATCCACGACCACAGTGCATTATATAGAGGTGAAATAGTCTCTACCACTTCAAGCCCATCTTCCGAACTCAATATAGCACCCCCCTCCTTTTCTTCTGGTGTTTCAGGAAATAGTGCCTCTATTAAACTGACTGCCAGACGAGACAAATCAAATGAGGGATTCGGCGGCACTTCTTCTGTCGGCCTCGGATGTAGCGGCTTGAAACTATACTGCCCCTCCGCGTCATTTCCAGATTTGAAATCGTCGCTGAAAAACTGTTTACCATTCACAGTAAATATAGAACGCCCGAAATCAATAATACGTAATATCTTTCCGTACGTAGGTACCTTAAATACCTCTCCACTCTTTTTCTTATAATACAAATATTCCTCTTCTGTGGGAGACCACACTATATTATTTGTATGTAAATCATTGTGCGTAAACCCTATTATACTCTGCGCGACAGACAATGCAGCTAATACCTGGAATATCCAGGCAGACCATATATATTCCCATTTATCTGTGCCACACGTTGCACCAACCTCTAGATGATTATCAAGCAAATGGTCCATCGTATTCTCATTATCTTCAATGCCTATCATCATCACCGGAAAATCCCCTATTTGCGCGTATATCTTATATTTATCTTCCATCTCTGTTTCATTTGTAGCAGTGTCATCATTTTCCTCTGCGAAGGATAACTCCGTTAAGTTTCCAGAGTGTACCGACGAAGCCTCGTGAAACGAGCCCTCATCATCCTCTTCAATATTGACTACCACTTCACCCCCCTCATCTGTATCCGATTGCGAGGATGAACTGTAGACGGAAGGTTCGCGTAATATTTCATCCAGCTGTACTCCAGATATATCTTGATTGGGATTATTCGCAGAAACAACGTGTAGTTTATAAAGGCCCCGTTTCTGTCCATGCCAGAACCAGCGTGTATTCCTAAAACTGCGGAACTCCTCTGTAAGATTATATCTGTATATCTTGGCCCTGGCGCAAAATGCCCCGTAAAACTGATTAAAATGCGGCGAGACATTCGCATCGCGCATTTTACCGAACAAATAGGATGCGATAGTCTCCACGTAGGCTTGATTAGAAGTATCCTGTAACTTCGTCCAGGCAGCCGCCCACGTTTTACTATGCCAAGGAAGGCCACTATATTTCGGTAAACTGTACTCCCCTTTTATCCAACGGACAGGATCCAGTAAATGCGTCACCTTCAGAAAGGCATTGCGCTTAATATTATTTGTTACAGATGCCCCAGAAGAATCCGTATTCGGTGCCAATCCGAATGTACACTTTCCAGATGTACCCGAAATATCAATATTGACTATTTTCATATCAGAATCAAGCCAGATGTCATTGGACTGGTGCTTCGTGATACGGAACAATTTACTCAAGGTGGGAAAGAATGTCTGTAGGTCGTAAAAACCGGGAATTTCTTTCAAGTCTGGCGGTAACGGAGATATCCGAAAACGGGGCTGAGGAAGTTCCATACCCCGGAGTGTATTACTCATTCTTACAAAACTCCGTAAATGTTATCCTATGATACAGACGCAACTCCCCGCGGTATTCAATGTCATAAAAAACTATATGTATAGTCAGAACTACATGGCAGCCGCAGTAAACGTGTCATTAAAAAAGTTTGATATGCGTAAGATTCCACAGGATGCCGTGGTTATTTTCATTGGACGGCGTCGTACTGGTAAATCAACACTAGTTCGTGACCTACTGTTTCATCATCAAGAAATGCCCCTCGGCACTGTTATCAGTGGTACAGAAGAGTCTAACTCATTTTATGGTAAAATGATTCCGCCCTTATTTATTCACGGCGAATATTCCCCGATTGTATTGGCCAACTTTGTAAAGCGGCAAAAAATGATTATGTCAAGAATACAGCGAGACCAGGCAGGTGGGGGTACTTCTCGTCTAGACCCCCGCTCATTTATGATTCTGGATGACTGTATGTACGACGATTCCTGGACACATGACAAGAATATTCGTTACCTGTTTATGAACGGGCGGTGGCTGAAGGTGTTTTTCATTATTACTATGCAATATCCTCTTGGTATTCAACCAGCTCTCCGGACGAATGTGGACTTTGTATTTATTCTTCGCGAACCGTATGCGAACAACAGAAAACGCATTTATGAAAACTATGCCTCTGCCTTCCCGTCGCTAGAGTTTTTCTGTCAAATCATGGACCAGTGTACACAGAACTATGAATGTCTCGTAATAGACAATACGAGTCAATCGGCCAAACTGGAGGACTGTATTTTCTGGTACAAGGCGGATATTCACGGCGATTTCCGCATTGGGGCGCCCGAGTTTTGGCAACATTCTGCTAACTACTATCGCGATAAGGAAGAAGAGGACGCAAATCAATATGACCCGAACGCTGCCAAGCGCTTGAAGGGTCCTGCGATTAGTGTGAATAAGAAACAGAGTTAATAGTAAGAATGTCTGAAGAACTCTACGCGGTTTTCATATTTGGACTACTCGCTGTTATACTGCTGGCCCTTGACAGAATGTATCGTATTACTCCCTTTTTAGTACGCGAAGGATTCCAAGGATTTGGTATACCTGGCGTAAGATGCGGAGTGGATTTGCCGCCGTGTAACTTCCCGATGCGCTGTATAAATGGATTCTGCTGCGATTCCAATAAAAGGCAACAACTATTTGATAGAAATCCTCTTCCGGTGATTCCTTAGGGGGGGAAATCCGTTTTATATTAAACGGTATTTATAGAATGAAGGTTCGTGGTGGTTATGGTCTAGCAGGCCTCGTTATCGTATTACTATTGGCCGTTTCTGTGTTGCCGATGTTGCGGCGTGCATTTTCGCGTTCATTCCCGGAAGGATTTCAGGCACTCGTAGGTGTTGACACGCGCAAGGGAGATTGTAAGGGTGTGAACTGCCAGGAGGGCGAGTTCTGTCAGGAGAATGTATGCCGCCCTGTATACCCCCCTATAACAAATCAATATTTCCCTGAAAAGTAAAAGGGCATTTCAAGTCACGTATCTTAAATATAAAAGTTAGCTACAGTGTAACTAACTTTGATATTTTTGGAGAAAATCCTATTAATCCATATTCATCTTTCTCGCCATCGCAAGGTCCGCAGGGCCGTCCTTGCCGAACATGTCGGAAAAGTTCGCAGGAGTCTCTGCCGACTCTACGACAGAAGAAGTGTCGCCAATCTGAACAGGCTCACTACGCTTCTGTGCGCGCTTCTCCTTCTGCTCTCGCTGGAATACCTCGCGACTCTCCTCATTTTCCTTATACTTCTTCATGAGCGTATTCAACTGGTCCTCGGCATACTCCTGGTCGGCCACATCGTTCGGGGCAGGATCCCAAGGAAGCCACTTGCCCACTTCACCCACGAAAATATTATGAAGCGTGTCCTGGCGCTGTAGCTTCTTAGAACGTGCCACTGCCTCCGCCTGAGAACCGTAGACACCACGCACCTTCAGCCCACGCACCGTAGTACGAAACTCATTCTTCGTGTAAAAATCATCCTCCAGCTTTGCACGATTCGTAAACATGAAATCCTCATACGCCTCCTTAATCTTCGTCTCACTTAGCTCCTTCTGATGCCCCTTTACAAACTCGTGAAAGTCGTTCATGGTATTATCAACCCGCAGCTTTGAACTACGGCATACTGCGGCTGCCCCGCTCAAATCCTTTGCATCAAGGGCTTCCGCCTCCGCGTCCAACTTATTGTTAATCCCACGGAGAGTATCCATCAAATACGTCTCAAGGCACTTTGTACGTACATTGAACTCAAACCCCTTCACAAAGGCGTTGAACATAAACTGCTCCTTGTCGTTCAATACTTTCTCCGGGCTTAGGAAACTCAGTAGGCAAAACTTCTGGCCAGGTAGCTCGGCATCCTCCTCAAGAAAATCCTCGCGCTCAGTGAGTTTTGACATTCTATTCTAGTAAACTACTATCGCTTTAGATGGAATACCGCAGCTAGCATTCCAGTAAAAATATTTTCAATAAATATAGAACAATGGATCCTACCTCCGAAATATTGAATCGCGCCATAAAGTATTTAGTAGAGGGCCTATTTGTCGCCATCGCGGCCATATTTATTCCTCGTCACCGTCTCCCGGTAGATGAGATTATCACGCTCGGCATTGTAGCTGCGGCCGTGT